TAAAAGATGGTACTAAGCTGAGTCTGGATCAAGTGCTAAGTGGTGAGTTTGCGACACTAATTATGAATAATATGACAAATAGAGCAAATTTCAGATCAATATTAGATAGGTTAGAAGGGATAAGTGCATTCAGAGACATGAGGTTAAAGTGCGTGCGTTTTATGGGTGATGACGTCATTTGTGTATTTGAAAGGATTAATAAATTTGATACTAAAGAACAGAAACTAGCAATTGAGGCAGTAGAGGCGGCTACAGTTAGCAATGGTATGAAGATTAATAAGTTGAAATCTACATTTAGGAGACATTATGCTGAATATTTAAAGAAGACAATTGCATACGGGAGATATGTACCTTTAAAACACTTACAGCTGTTTGGGACAGAAAGAGTGGCTGAATATGTACATCCAAAAGCACATTTAACTGGGTATGCGGCAAAGCTAAGAACGATGGTTTCAAGAGGATGGGATCACGATGTATTAACAAAGATACTATTTACTACATTTATCATAGCATCACCATTAAAGTCAGGCCCCTATAATCGAATGATAAAATGGATCTATCCACCAATTTCAACATATTGGACACCATTATCAATGAATGGAATAGGTGAAATACCATGGTGTATGATTGGAGCGAACAAAGATGCAGTGTTAGCAGTAATGTGTAAAGAAAATGAATTCTTACTTAAATCGATAAACATAGCAGCGACATGTGGGACATATCCATCAGGTAATTTAAGAGTTAATATTGCGAAAGCATTGGTAGAGGGTAGCAAGACAACACCACAACACGTATTTGGAAAAGGGATTAGTTTTATGCGTGAAAGGATGAGTGGCGAGAGGATTACAGCAGCTTTACACGCACAAGGAAAATTACGAGAAGAGAGTATCGAGATTCCGTTTGGTTTATTCTATCCTAATTTACCGGAAATGTATGTGCGCGATAATCTTGAGAACAATAAGAAACTTATCGAGTTAGAAGCTATATCAAAGGTAATAGATGGCACCAAGGCGTTAAAAATACAACAGGGGAAGAAAGTTATTAGAAAAATTGAGGAAGAGTTTAAATGGGTGTGGGCAACAGAGTGGAAACAAGGAGAAGAGATACCCAGTAGATATCCTGAAGATTATGAGGTGCCATTTCCAGTGATATCAAGT